CTGCAGCAGTTAACGTGTCACCAATAAAGTTAGCAGGTACTTTTTCTTGTCCTGTTAGCGTTATTGTGTACCCTGAAAGTCCGGAAAAATCACCTGAAGTTACAATAGTACCGCCTGTAACGTCCATTCCGTGGTCTAATCCTGCTAAAAAGAAGTTTCCGTTGTTATCTTCTACGATAACTTGTGGACGTCCGTAAGCCATTAATTTTAATTCTTTGTGGTCTTTAACAGTTAATTTCTTAAATGTTAATTCCAATACCTGCTCGAAAAATGTTGTTCCATTTTCACGTGAGCTGTTTACATTTTGTGTAAATGTAGAAGCACCTTTTAAATCGTATTTATAAGCTGAAGGAGTACCTGCTACTGCATCAATTACATCTGTATTTGTTGCATCGTAAGTAACGCCTGTCATATCGCCATAGTTTACAAAATAAACTGCTTTCAATCCACCTACTGAATCTTTACAAGGTTCGATTCTACCAAATCCTAAATCACAAGCCATTTGTTTATATTTTATATGTTATTAAAAAAAAGGGCGGTGTTTATTGCACCACCCTTTATAATTGGTTATTCAAAAAATTATGCAGGAGTGTAAAGAACGATATCAGAACCAATTCCGTAGTTAACACCTGCTGTAAATCTCATTACGATTCTTACATTTTGAGAACCATCCAAGTCAGCCATATCAATCACTTTTACTTCATTGTGGTCAGAAAGTAAACCTGTACCGAAGTATAAGTTAGATTTTTCAGCAGCCATCATATAGTTGTCAGCAAGTCCGTTGGCGACAAAAAGTGCAACTCCATCGAAGCTCAAACTTCCATTGTTGAACCATTGAGTACCCATTGCGTTAGTACCATTTGCACCTAAACCTGAAGCAGCAAATCCACCTAAAGCTCTAACGTAAGCACGAGCAACATTTTGAGATACATAGATATATAAATCTTCTTTTCCGTAAAGTGCAGCAGGAATAGCATCAACTACTTTTCCTAATTCTTCAATTACGTTAGCAGCAGTTACAGTAGTACCAACTACGTCGATAACAGTTGCATCAGCAGTAGCTAAAGTAACTAATCCGTCGAATTGACCTGCAGTTGCGTTAACACCTCTCCAAATTGAAATTTCATTGTTTTGTGCAGCTTTAGCAGCAACGTGTGCTAATAAGAAATCTTGAAAAGAAGGAGGTAATGTATCAAATGCAGAATATCCCATTTGGATGGCTTCCCAATCGCTGCGGAAGTCTTTTTTGCACAAAGATAGGTTAATTTGGTATTCCTCAACTTGAAGGATTCTTTCAGTTAAAGTAACTGTAGAAGTTGCATCGAAATCACAAGTAGCATCTTTAACTAAATCGTTAGTAGCTAATTTTTTGATAACTTCTTTGTATTTTACGTTTGGTTTTACTTCAATACCACCGTTTTCGATAGTAGATGCAGAAAGTAATGCAGCAGAAATATATTTACCTGCATTTTGACCCGCATAAGTAGTTGTAATAGATGTTGTAGTCGCCATTTTTAATTATTTAAAGTTTGAAATTTTGTTTAATACAGAATCAAAAGTTGTTTTAGTTCTGTTTTGTGAGAACGTATGTAATTCTCTTTTAGTTGTAGCTTCAGGGTTATGTGTTAAAGGCTCAGCAGATAATTCTACTGTTTCAACTGCAACTTCTGTTTTAGCTAATTTAAGTGCTTCGATTTCTTTTTTCAAAGATTCAATTTCAGCAAAGAACATTTCTTTAGTAACTGATTCAATTACTCTTTTAGGTTCTTTTACTTCGGCCATTTCTTGCTCTTCCTCAACTTTAGCTTCTTCTTCTACTACTTCTTCAGCAGGAGCTTCAACTTCTTTGATTTCAGCAATAATACCTTCTTCGGCTACGATTAAAATCATACCATCTTCTAACTTGTATTCTCCAACAGGTAAAGCAATTCTATCTTCTTCGTTTACGATGAAAACACTTGCACCTGCTTCAAATACTTCAGCTTCGATAATAGTACCATTTTCTAAAGCCATTTGAGCAAGTTTTACTTCCATTCCCAATAAGGTTTTAATTTGGTTAATTACGTTTGACATTTATATTTAATTTAGTTATTTTAAATAATTTGTTTCCTACGGATTTTAAAGTACTCATTTGATTTTTGTTTATAAGTTTCTTTTTAATTCTTCAAGTGCTTTTTGGTATTGTGCAATAGGTAAATTTATTCCTAATTCTTTTGCTGTAGTTTCGGCTTTTTGTATACTTTTATCAAAAATAACTATAAGACTTTGTGCCTTTTTACTTTTTGGTGCTTTGTTTTTTTCTGCTTTTTCCTTTTCTAATTCCCAACCGTCTACACTTTCTTCATTTGCTTTTAATAATTCAACGTCGTTTTCAACTTGTTTTTTTGCGCTTAAAAATTGACTTTCTAATTTAAAATAATTGTCAGAAGATTTACTTTTGTTTGCGACAAGTTTTTCTCGTTCTTTTAATTTTTGTGCAACCATTTTTTGCATTTCGTCAATACGTTGATTGTCTTTTTTTAAACCACCTAAAACTTCTTGACTTTCATCTAACGCTTTGTTTAAATCGTCTATTAAACCTAATTCTACTTTTTGTGTAGCCAACTCAGTTTTGAATAATTTGTTCCCGATAGTTTTTAAAGTACTCATTCTATTTTTGTTTTAAAATTAATATTATAAATTTTTGTTATATTTTTAACATTAACCATTGTTAGAAACTATTGTTCTTGTTCCATCTACATTGGTTATTAATGGAATTGCATTTTGGTTTAAAGTTGCACCAATTCCTTGTGCTTGTAAATCACCATTACAACATTCTTTTTTGTAGGTTCCATCTTTACAAAGACAACCTCTGTTACCACCTTTTGGGCTTGTTTTACTTTTTGTAGCTTTCATATTAGTATTTATGGT